AGGTGAGGACGTTCTCGTCGCCCTTGGAAGACGGTGACTTGTTGTAGTCGCTCCACGTCATCGGGAGCGCCACGGCCTGCTGCCAGTCGCCGCTGGGCGACAGCGCCGTGAACTGCTGACCTTTCGACGGCGGTGTGTGAACCTTCAGGGCGCCGGCAATCTGAGCATAGGGCACCCAGGGCGACAGGAAAGGTTGGCCGTCGACGTCCTTGCCGAAGTTCAGCCTGACCCGCTGCCGGGCTGCATCGACCTCCTCCACCGTGCCGTGCCGCATGACACCGGAGAAGCGGCGCTCAAGCTCGGCGATGCGGGCGGCAAGTTCCACCACTTCACGCATCGGCGATGCGCGCCAGCGAAGTGTGGTGGTTCACCACAGCAGGATCGGGCGCACCCGCGACCTCCGCTTCCTCGAACATCTGCGGATCCTCTGACAAATCCAGCAGGGGTCCGAGGCCAATCGCATCGGTGGTTTCCAGATGGATGCCCAGCATGTTGGCAGCGCGCCGCCAGTCGGCCAGCGGCGAATCTTCGATTTCAGCGCGCAACATTTGAGCGATGGGCGCCAGATCGGTGTCCTCCTCCATTACGGAAAGCAAATCCGCCCATGCCGTGCCGTCACCGATCGCAGCACCATCGGTGGGCGGCTCGATCAGGTCGCAGGTCAGCACGATCTGCCGCGCGGCAAAGCGCACGCCCTTCTCGACCGAGGCACCCCGACGCGACAGTCTTCTTGAAATACGCGGGACCAGTTTCATCCAGACGCGCGACCATTCGCTGCGCTCACGCGTCAGCGCCGCCATGACCTGATGCTCCATGAGATCGAGAGCGAGTTCCATCCCCTCATCGGTGTGCGGGATGGTGATGATTCTCTCCTCGCCCGCAACCTCCACCCGCGCAGCTATGGCGGCCTCGATGACGAGGTCACAGGATACGTTGCCGTGGAACAGGTCGCGCCCGGTGATGTCCATCTCGTGATCATCGGTGGTGACGATCAGAATGGGCTGGCGCTCTTCAGCAATGGTCTGGTCGATTGGCGCAATGGCGCTGTCATAGACGCGGGCTTCTGCCAGCGTCGCACCGCGAAGGGCGCGTGCCGCGGCGATGCGCGTGGCAAGACGAGCGAGGCTCATGCAGGAATACCCTCACGGATAAGTCAACAGGCGGTCCGATGACTCCACTGTCACCTTGTGCTATCAATGCTTTTAGCGGCCTCGGATGCCCCTTATCCGCCTGCAATCTGGCCGCAGGCAGCTGGACGAGGCCTCACCCGTCCGGCTGCCATTTATTATGTGCCCTTTGTCCGGAAACCGTTCCGGACCGGAACGGTTTTCCTGAGCGCAAGCAAGCGGGCATGTTCCGGACGGGAACATGCCCCTCCCCCGCAACCGCCCCAGCCTTTGCCGGAGACGGCGAGCACTCATTCCGGAACATCCTCCCGGACGAGAAGAAGGTTGAGGTCACCCATGCTGGTCGGGTGAATGGCGGCAATGGCGAATGACGGACTTCCACACCGTGCCGGCAGTTTGAGCAGATCGCCCTTGGCGGGCCGGAACCCCAATTCTGCAACTTGAGCTGCGGCAATCCAGAAGGCGGTCAGTTCGGCAACCATGCGTGTCGTGCCGGTGAACTCCCCGCCCCGGCCCTGTCCCCTGAGATCGGACGGCGCTGCAAGGGCGGAGAAGATACCCCTGACCTTCACCGCCATCCGGTCGGCGTCGACTGCCGCCTCGACATACTGACTGCCACGGCGCGGAATCAGCACCGCTTCTTCGCCGAACCCTCCAATTGCCGCGCCAGATGCCAGCGCGTCCAGGGCGTCAAAGGCCGAGGTCATGGCGGGCCTCACCTCAGGTGCGCTTGCCGGGGATCAGCACGCGCGGACGGGTGCAATAGTGCAGCGCGTTCATCTGGAACTCCAGATTGACGCCCTTGCCGTTCATCATCTCCCATTGCTTGCCGTAGAGACGCTGGCCCGGGGTATTGACCGTCTCGATATAGTCGGCCGGGCCATAGACCGTCCGGAAAAGGCCGGGGACTCCCATGGGGAAGAGATGGCACTTGTTGGTGTCAACCCCGACACTGCCGCCGCCCCGGTAGTTGGCCCAGGTGATGCCGCCAAAGTCAAAGGAGCCGTGAAGGCCGCCCGCCCCCGGATTGATGTAAGCCCCGCGCAGACTCGCGGCGTCGGCATAGCCCTTGTAGGTGTCCCGCACCTCCTTGTGGGCGATGAGGTCATCGAAGAAGGTATCACCGCAGAGCGCCATGACGCCGGCATAGGGAATGCCGTCGAGGGTCGCTGCCATCTGGCGGATGACGCCCGCGCACTTCTTGCGGAGGCCGCCCTCAGGGGGCGTCGCATTGTCGAGGTCGAAGTCGATCTCGGCGGCCGAGGTCTCGCCAAACTCGGTGAAGTAGTCAAACAGCACTGCCCCGTCCGCGTCGAGCAGGCGCCCCGTCTTCAGGATGTTGATGCGGTGGTACTCTTCGGTGAGGGCAAAGAACTGGGAGGCCTCCGCCGCGCGCTCGGCAATCTTGGACTGCAGGCGCTCGACGGCGACTTCCTCGCCGAAGACCCGAACCTGCTGGACCTCGTCTGCGTTGATGGCGTCATCGACCTGGAAGTGGGGGACCCTCAGCGTGCGCATGGAGCGCTTGCCCTTGCCAAAGGTCTGGCCGGGTCCGCCGCGGGGGCTTGCCTGAATCAGCATGCCGTTCTGGGCCTTGTCCTTCTCGATGGCGATGTCGAGCGTGTCGATGCTCACCGTCTGAAAGAGGCCCATCTGGCCGATGGCCGAGGGGACATAGGAGATCTCCCGGAGGGCGTCCGTGAGCCGCATGACGCTGAAGGCGTCCTGAGTGAAGATGTTGAGAATGGACATATGTGTTGTCTCCGGAATCAGCGCACGATGACGCCGAGAGTGGCGAGGGCGGTGTTGGCAGCGGCCTTTTCGGCCGGCTGGTTACGGTCGGCGTGGTAGGTCAGGCAGTTGCCGTTCACTTCGGCGTCGCGGACGATGGCCGAGACAATGGCATCGGCAGACGAGGCATCCGCGCCGTAGATGGCGATGGCGGCAGGGGTTTCGCTGCCGTCGGTGGCTCCAACCGCGCTGGCGACATATTTGCCGCTGGCTGCGATCTTGCCGAGCACGGTGCCGGCGGCGATGATCCCGGCACCCGAGGCGATGGTGATGGCCTCGCGCGAGCGCTGGCCGTTGGCTTCCGAGAGGATGAACTCTCCCGGGTGGCGGGTTTCGACGAGAACTGTCATATCTGTTGCTCCTCTCAGGCCCGGGCGAAGCGGCGGTTGGCGTTGGCGATGGCCCGCTTCCAGCCTTCTTCAGCACGTGCAGTGGGGTTGGGACGTTCAGGGTCGCGGGTGGCGCCGAACTCAGGCCCTGCGCTGGCGCGCTGGGCGAGCGCCTCGATGCGGGTCTCCTTCGGGGAGGCAGCGAGGACCTTCTCGGCCTCGGCAACGGAAAGGGCCGTTTCTGTCGCAAGCATGAGGGCTTGCTTCTCTCTGCCTTGTGCCGCCTCGCCATTCACAATGGCGCGGATGCGGGCGCGCTCCTCGACACGGGCTGCGGCAACCGCTTCTTCCAGCCTGGCCACCGGTTGAGGCGCGGGGGTTTCGAGTCGCGCAACCTCACGCGTGGGCTCGGTAGCCGCCTCCACGGCTGGTACAATCTCCTCAGTGCTCATGGATATCCCTCCTTTGCGAGCGTTGCGCCCGGATGGGCGGGGTGTGGGTGTGGTGTTCTGAGACAGCAACGCCAGCACCTCGTCGAAGCTGGCAATGCGGTCGGCAAGGCCGAGCGTGATGGCTTCCGTCCCAATGAAGGTACGGGCCTCGGTGGCGCGCGCCATGTCGGCTGTGAGCTTGCGGCCCCGGCCCTGCGCCACCGTGTTGAGGAACTGACGGTAGTGGGCATCGACACTGGCCTGCAGATCGGCACGCACGGCGTCCGAGAGCGGCTCGAAGGGGTTACCGTCGACCTTGTGGCTCCCGGCGAAGATGAGGGTGGGCTTCACGCCCTGTGCCGCCAGTTCTCCGGATCGGTCGGCATGCAGCATCACAACGCCGATCGATCCGAGGATCGAGGTGGGCGAGATGACGATTTCGTTTGCCGCGCTGGCGAGCCCATAGGCAGCTGACGCCGCCATGTCGTTGACGAAGGCCATAACAGGCTTTGTGTCGCGGACCTGCCGAACGAGATTGGCAAGGCTCGCCATGCCGGCGGCTTCACCACCGGGCGAAGAGATGTCGAGCAGGACCGACCGTACCTCCGGATCTTGTCCTGCCGCCCGCAACTGTGCCGCGAGCCCCTCGTAGCTGGTGAGTCCCGACCGGCTGTCGAGCCAGGCGCCACGGTTCACCAGCGTATCGAGCACGGGAATGATGGCAACGCCATCTGCGGTGCGCACCATCGAGGTGCTGCCATCCGCGCGCCGGGAAGATCCCACGAAGCGGCTGGCATGCGGTTTTTCGGCCGTCTCATCCAGAGAGAAGAGATCGGCATCGAGACCGATCCGGCCACTCAAGGCGCCGAGAATGATCTGGGCTTTCGCAGGGTGAATGAGGAGTGGCGTGTTGAGCAGGCGGTCGCTGAGGCGGAGAAGCTGTCCGGGCATCAGAGCCCTCCCGAGCGCAGGCCGAAGCGGCGGCGCAGGCCCCAGGTGCGGCCGCAGAACGCCTCAAGGCGCGAGAGTTCAGCACGCAGTGCGCCAAGATCCGTCTTGCCGTATTGCACCTTGCGCCTGACGCCGTTGCCGGCGTCGAACTCGATCAACTCCGGACGCCGGCCCTCGAGCAGCGCGTAATAGGCTTCGCGGATCCGCGGCAACACTGCGCATGGATCGGCATAGTCGGTGATGATGGTCATTCGTTGAGTTGATCCCCGTCTTGGTCCTGAGAGCCGGCACCAGATGGATTGGTGATCCCCTGGAACTGGTGATCGGCCAGTCCGTAGGTTGCGCGCAGCGCCTTCTCCCGTGCCCGCTGCGCGTAGACGTCCTCTATGTCGTGGCCGAGGTCCTCGGCGATCGCCGCGTCCGTCATGACGCCGAGGCGGCACCAGATCTCGTGGGCCTTGGCCATCTTCAAGTCATCTGCTTGCGGCTTCGGGGCACCGCGCCAGATGGCGCGTGACGCCGCCGCGCGGTTGGCAAGAAATCCTTCGAGTCCGCCCGGGAAGGGAATGCCCCCGCGCGCGATCTCTTCCTCGAGCCAGGCTTCGTAGACGGCGGTGCAGAAGGGTCCGAGAACATGAGCGCGCCGATAGAGCGTGATCTGGAAGATCTCGCCGGAAGCCATGCGGACGCTTGAATAGGTGGCGTTGGTGTAATCCG